GGATTACTCTCTATGTTGCTTTGTGTAAAATGCTTTGCGATGTAGGAGAAGCATCTCGTGTATGGAAATCTCAGTGGCACTCGGATGGCACAAGATTCCCGGATTGGTTTATCTTAGGTATCGATGAGGAGCCTGGTAAACAGATCACGTATCATCTTCCTATGAGCTATTGGGATAAGACCAGCTTTGTAAAGGCTAGAGATCTTGCTCCGTCGTGGGACGGTCATACATCTGAAGAGGTTCTTCAAAGGATTAACGCTTTAGTAGCTCTAAAATCATGATAAGATTATTTGACGTGCAGGATGATAAGCTTGTTCCAACGGAACACTGTTATGCCTTGAGCTTTCTCAAGAACATAATGGATGCTTATCCGGATACTTACATAGAGGTCTACAAGTATTTGTTCTACATGACATGTCCTAATCCGGATGCCAATCCTTTCTTCAATGTTCCTGACGAAGACAAGGAAGATATCATATTGCAAGAGATAAAGGCTGACTTCTCTACAGAAGATGACTTGATCGTTATTGCTAAGGAGAGATGTCGACAGTTGTATGAGACACCTACTGTTAGAGCTTATAACGGTATGGCCAAGATGATGGATCGATTAGCTCGATACATGGAAACTACTCCTATTACTCACGGTCGAGATGGTAACATCAACTCATTGGTCGCCGCCGCCAAAAATTTCGAGGGTATCAGACTCTCGTTTAAAGGGGTGTACAAAGACCTACAAGAAGAACAAAAGACTCACACAAGAGGTGGTGCCGGTTTAGCATATGATCAATAATTCTTACATAGAGGTTCCTACTTGGAAAGATGGTGAGTGGGTAGAACCTACTCTCTTTGAAACCCGCGAGGAGTTTAGACTCTTTGTGCGATCCTGCTTTAAAGAGCCAGGTCAATATGGATTTGACGAGACGAGTTTCCTCTTCAATGAAGAGGGTCGTCGGTATAATCGACAAGGCTTCTATTGCGCAGCACCCTTCCGTAGTAAAGATTTCGTCAAGTACTGGGACGATCAAAAGACTAAATGTAGAAAAGGTGTGATATTTCGTAACGGAGACAAGGTTTGGTATCTCACTAGAGATTACTACATGTGGATCAACTTTCTCCCGATCAACAACAAGGAGACTAGAAGATTCGACTTTCCGGATGTACGTGATGCACAGTATCACATGGCCTTGTATGAAATTCTTGCCGAGCTGAACTATCTCCACTGTGCTATCTTAAAGAAACGTCAGATTGCCTCTTCATACTTTCACTGTGCTAAACTCATAAATCAAATCTGGTTCGAGGAGACACCTATTCTTAAGATGGGCGCGTCTTTAAAAGACTATGTGAACGAGAAAGGCTCTTGGAAGTTCTTGAATGAGTACTCGTCATTCTTAAATGAACACACCGCCTGGTACAGACCTATGAATCCAGGTAAGGTTGGTATGTGGCAGCAACAGATTGAAGAAACAGACACTCGAGGTAGGAAATACATGAAGGGTTTGAAAGGTGTGCTTTCAATGGTAACCTTTGAGAAAGATGCCACATCTGGTGTTGGTGGTCCATGTACTTACTTCTTCCACGAGGAAGCTGGTATCGCACCTAAGATGGATACCACAGTAGAGTTCCTTTTCCCTGCGCTTCAATCTGGACACATTACTACTGGAACTTTCATTGCTGCAGGATCTGTGGGTGACCTTGATCAATGTCAACCTTTGAAAGAGATGGTTCTTAAACCGGGAGCGAATAGTATATATGCCGTGGAGTCAAATCTCCTGGATCATGAAGGGACTGTAGGGCTCACCGGATTGTTTATTCCAGAGCAATGGTCTATGCCTCCATATATAGATCAGTATGGTAACTCTCTTGTTGAAGAAGCTGTAAAGGCCATCGATCTAGAACGTGAAAAGTGGAAGAGAGATCTCTCACCAGAAAAGTACCAGCTTCGTATCTCCCAGCATCCAAAGAATATTGCTGAAGCATTTGCCTACAGAAAAGTATCCAAGTTCCCACTTAACCTGGTTGGTGCTCAAAAAAGACGTATCCTCGACAAGGAATACCCTATTGAGTTTTTAGATCTACAGCGAGATGAGCACGGTAAGATCCAAGCCAAAATAAGCAATAAGCTGCCGATCATAGAATTCCCTATTACGAAAGACATTGAGGATAAAACAGGTGTAATCGTAGTTTACGAAAGACCTGATCCTACTGCTCCATGGGGAACGTATTATGCTTCTGTCGATCCGGTTTCAGAAGGTAAGACCACTACGTCAGAATCTCTTTGCTCGATATACGTGTACAAGAATCCGATCGAAGTTACCCGGATAAACGGTGATCAGACAGAAACGTTTGTTGAACATGATGGAATCGTTGCTTCTTGGTGTGGCCGATTTGATGATATCAATAAGACTCATGAGCGCCTCGAGATGCTTATCGAGTGGTATAATGCCTGGACTATTGTCGAGAACAACGTCAGTCATTTCATCCGACACATGATTTCAAGACGTCTTCAGCGATACCTTGTACCAAAAAGCCAGATCGCCTTTTTGAAAGACCTTGGTGCCAATACCAACGTGTTTCAAGATTACGGCTGGAAGAACACCGGGACTCTCTTCAAGAATCATATGCTCAGCTATTTGATTGAGTACTTAAAGGAAGAGATCGATGTGGAAACCAAGGAAGATGGGACTATCGTCAAAAGAAAGTATGGTATCGAAAGAATACCGGATATCATGGCCATGGTTGAGATGGAGCATTACGATGACGACGTCAACGTTGACCGTTTGGTATCTTTGGCAGCCCTAATCGCTTTTGCTAAAGTGCAACAAGCAAACCGGGGTTACCGTAAACGCGTGGATAACGTGAGCAAGAAACCCTTGGAAAAGTCCCAGAATTTGTTTAAATTACCTAGTAGCCCTTTCCGGCATATCGGAGGGAGCTCGGCGAGTTCAGGAAAGAGACCACCTAGGAACCCGTTTAAAAACATCAGATAAGAGCCATGAAAGTATTAAATGCGATGCAGTTAAAGGCTGGAGCCAAGGCGGAATACAACCGCATGGGCTCTATTACTCAGCCTATTCAGTTTCTTCCGAGAAAAGAGAAGGATGATGAGTGGACCGCCTGGAACATGGACTGGCTGGAATGGCAAGGTCTTAAGCAAATCCGTCGAAACGCTCGCCGGTTAATGAAGAACTACAAGCTGGCCAAAGGTATCATCGATAAGACAGACTACATTGTTGAGCAGGATAACGAGATGCGAGAGATCGTAGATACTCTTATCGAAGAAGATTTCAGTGCCTTAGAGCTTAAGTTCTACCCAATCATCCCCAATGTCATCAATGTCCTTACTGCGGAGTTTGCCAAGCGTAATTCACGAGTAACCTTCAGAGGTGTTGATGAATACACCTACAACGAAAAGATGGAACTGAAAAGACAGGCCATCGAAAACGTTCTTTTACAAGATGCTCAAAACAAGCTTATTACTAAGATGATTGAGCAAGGAGCTGATCCTAATGATCCGGAGATTCAGCAGCATATGCAACAGCAAATGGCTCCTGAAAATCTGAAGTCGCTCCCAGAGATCCAGAGCTTTTTTGATAAAAGCTATCGTAGTCTTTGCGAGCAATGGGCTGCCCATCAACACAAGATTGATGAAGAGCGCTTTAAAATGGACGAGCTTGAAGAACGCGGTTTTCGCGATAGCTTAATCACCGATCGTGAGTTCTGGCATTTCAGAATGGGCGAAGATGATTATGAGGTCGAGTTATGGAATCCGGTTCTAACCTTTTATCACAAGTCTCCTGACATCCGCTATATCTCCCAAGGAAACTGGGTAGGTAAGATTGAGATGATGACTGTGGCTGATGTAATCGACAAGTATGGTTACTTGATGACACAAGAACAGCTTGAGTCTCTTGAAGCTATTTATCCGGTAAGATCTGCAGGATATCCTCTACAAGGATACCAGAATGACGGATCCTACTACGATGCTACCAAGACACATGAATGGAATACCAACATGCCTGGTCTTGCTTATCGTCAGTTTGTTTCCATGTATGACAACTTCGTGTATAACGGAGGGGATATCATCAACTGGATTCTCGGAGAGTCGGAAGACTATTTCGACATGGGTATGGCTTTCATGTTACGCGTTACTACCGCTTATTGGAAGTCTCAGCGTAAGGTTGGTCACCTAACTAAGATTACAGAAAACG